CAAAAACCATTCACTTAAGTCGGACGTTTTCTGTAAATGCTCGCGCTCAAAGATAAGCACGCAATCATCTCCATTATTCGCAAGCGCGCATTTGATGCCACGCTGTCGCATATACGCATGAACTAATGAACACATTATTATACAGTTTCCTAGTGATGTGTTCATATCACCGCTCATGCGTCTACCTTTTACAAAGTAATGCAGTCCAAACTCAGTACCATCGGGGTTCTTACTATTCCAAAATCCGTTATTGTTCATTTGCCATTCCAACAATTTTGACAGTTCACCTAGACCATAGCTGAAGGTGTTCAGATATATAGAGTGCTCCCAAGACAACGCGATATCAGAGACATGCTGATCAAATCTACTGGCATCCAGACCAACAAACACGGGGTTTGAAAATCTGGACGCCTTCAATATAAAGTTCTCAGCAACCTCTCTAGCGTTCATCCCTTTGCACACAGTTTTATCACCTAGCCCATCAACATCGAACATCTGGTCTAGTCTTTTATAATACTCTTTCTCGTACGGCTTTATATAGCGTGCGAGGTGTAGGTTGTATCTTGGACTCCTGGGCTGAATAACCCTAGGTACAGCATCATGTTTAAGTCCATTAACCTTTTCTCTCTTTACAAAGCACTTTAGATGGCCATCTCTCCGGGTCAACGGATTGACCAACAAGGAATCGTACGCTCTGCGATACGTGCGTTGCTTCGGGCCTGGCCACAAAGGAATTACATCCTTGATGTTCCAGGGCCTAAACTTTGCACCAGAGCACAGAGCACGAAACTCAGGAGAGAGGACTTGTCGAAAATAACTCTTACTTTCGGGGCGTGGGGGATCAACTAGCTTCCCGTCTTTTCGCACGTAGAATACACGTTCCAGTAATGCTCTTTTCAAATTAATAAAATTGTTATAGTGCATGACGTATTTCTGCTTGCTGAAGATGGGCCCAAACACTGCCCCCACGTGGGAGTGTTTGGGTGTCTCAATTGGCCAGGGCTTTCCGAAGGTGTGTAACTCCGTACCCTTTGGGATCTCCACATCAGATGTAGTGACCCCACGGAGCTCACCTCGGCACCCCTATTTTCGACTAGTTGTGGAGTCAGTAGTGAGCGACTCCACAACCTCGATGGCTAACTTGTACGTGTGCGGCTGGACGAAGCAAGCCAACAATGCTTCGCCCAATAGTGACATGCGTATGTTATTTCTAACGTGATATTCAGAGAAAAGACTTAGTAACACAGTCTCGTAAACGAGCCTATTGGCCCGACTGGGACTGAGCACTCCGACCTTGCCCTGTGCCATTAACGCAAATTTCACTGCTGTTTCTCGGCTGAACACTACCTGTGTGTCCTTCAATTCAGGAGCTTCATCATCCTCCAAACACTCAACATAAGATTTCTGAACCTTCTTGTATAATTTGTGAGCCTCTGGAGAAAGTAACACACCGGTGGTTAACCAAATCACAACGGCAGGCAAAACCAATCCTGCCAAACCGAACACATACACCAATAGTATAGTTCCTAGTGCCAAACTGTTCTTCT